AGCGAAGGAAGAAACCAATCGCTATACCCGTTCAGTACTAATTGGTCGCAAATTCTTGCGCTTATACCCGATGTAGGGCAACTTGCAACGATTGTCGCGGTGTTAATTACGCCTTGACCAATCGCTTCTGGTGATGCGCCTTCCAGTATCAAAGTCCCCTGACACCCCCACGGCGCGTCCGTGCTTTGGTCAGCCGCCGCGCTGATGTAGGCATAGCCTGAATCCTGAAACACGAATAAGCCGCCACCAAGCGCGTCACCTGCCTCGTAGCCGTTAGCATCTTGCAACACCTCGTATTTATACTGCCCCTTCTCCAAAGCACCAAGCGTAAACGTAAAGCGGTCGTATCTCTCTTCGTAACTGCTCGCGTTGCTAATCGCGTCAATGTACACCACCGTGCTGGTGTTCTTCGCGATGTTCGTGAGAATCAACTTGTAGATGGTCGCGTTAGTTGCGCGCTCAGTCCACGTGACGTTGATGGTGTTCGATTGGCTGGCTTTAAGGTATAGCATTACCGTTAAATACCACGCGCCACGCTTTTGTACAAATTCAGCCTCGCCTCGCTGATTTGCTGGATGTCGAACTTGCCCTGCATCTTGGCGCGTAACCGCTCACCCATTTCCTTCGCCATCGCAGGTTCGTTGATAAACGCCCGCATATACTTGTACCACAGCTTGTCCTTCTTTTCAGGCACCAGCCATCCATCCACGCCATTCTCAATGCAATCCGCATACATCGGCACCTCGCTGGCAATAACCGCCTTTCCCATCCACGCCGCCTCCGTTATCTTCAACTCCGACTTCAATCGGTTGAACTTGGTGTCGCGAAGTGGTGCAAGGCTCACGTCCACCCAATTGTAACCTTGAACGTAGCTGTATATGTCAGCCGCTTGGATGCGCGAATAGTTGTTGTTCTTCCCTTTGTTGCTGAACACCTGCTCGTACCCTTGGTAGATTGGGTTGTTTTCGTTCCAGCCCGCCAAGTAAATCATATACTTGCCATCCAGTTCGGTTTCATCCGACAGGCGTTGCAGTGGTGACCGCATCAACTCCACATCCTCCGTGTGCTGGGCCGCGCCGAAGTAACCGAAGCGCACCCGCTCGCTTTGCGTTGGTTGCTCCTGAAACTGCTTGTATTGCAGGTAAGGCGTGTTCGGAAATATGCTGACATTTTTGTTAAACTTCACCAACTCATCGCGCAGGTAGGTCGTGGTCGTAATGATGTGGTCAGCAATCCTGATGTGCTTCTCAATGATGGCGGGCATCTTGGTGTCGTGGTAATGCCTGTAAAAGCTATGCCCTGTGCCTAAATGCCAATAGTCATCCATATCCAAAATAATTCTTGCACCGTATTGGCGAAGGATGTTGGCCACCTGTTCCACCGCCTCCAACGGCCCTGCTATCCACGTGCGATTGTACAGGAATAGGTCAATCGTTTTCAATTCATCCTCTTCCATCCTTCGTATATCATCGATGCTGACGAAGTCAACTACGCCGCCACACAGGTCGTGAACAGCGGCATTGGGCATTTCAAGGCGATAGTAACTGCACCCTGTTGGATGCTGATTGTAAACGATGCATATTCTCATTGTGCAGATTTAAGGGTTTGTGTTGTGCAAAAATAAGAAAGCCAGTGCGACCCTTAACGCACTGGCTTTCAACCAACCCAAACTGAACTACACTTAATTCGCGCCGCCTGTGATTTGCGTACCTGACGTAACCCCTGCAATCGCAGTCGATAGCACCTCCCTGCAAGGCTGTGCCTCCATCGCCGTGAACGTCAACTCATAACCACCACGGTCACCCATCGCTGTTCCTGACTGCGCTGTGCCGCCAGTCACCTCGATGCCATTCGTTTCACCCAACAGCCAATACTTGCCGTTGCGGTCGGTAACGATAGCCAACAACCTGCCATTCGAAGCAAGGCGCAACTGATTGCGTACCTCCTGCGTGAGCCTGTTGATGACCAGCGTCATTTCTTGCTGATAGAAGATAGTGCCGTTTTCAACACTCGCGTTTGTCGTTTCAGTAAACTGACCCACGCCCTTCGGCAACTCAAACTTATAGAAGGCAGTACCTCCCGAAGCGTAGCCAGTAAAGCCAGTCACCGTGCCTGTGGCGTTGGTGGCTACTGACCCTGTTACGTTCCACGATGCAAGCCTAATTTCGCTAATGCCGCCAACGTTATTGCGGCATCCTAATGCATAACCTGATGTAAGTGCGCAGCTCATATTTTTTCTTGTTTATAGTGTCAAAAGAAAAAGAAGGGCAGGTTTCCCTGCCCTGTCATCAGCCAGCAGGTGTGGTTGCGTTGCTTGCTTTGTACAGCACCATAAACTCGGGATAAGCAAATTGCACCCCGTATTTCAGTGCCGCTTGGAAGCGAATCTGGTCGTTGTCGTACGATGCCCAGATGCGGAAGGTATCCTCATCAGAAAGCAGGTCAGTTCCGAAGAACAGGTTGCTCAATGACGTTGCCACGATGCGGCGCGTGCCATTCAATCCATTGACCGCGCAAATTCTCATATTCGTGGCAGGGAAGAACATCTCACCCGCACCCAACTGCCCAAGGTCGCCTTGATACAAGTTTAATCCTACAAGTTTGTTCGCAAGGATGCGGTAAGTGTCCCATCCGCAGAAAGCGTAGATGTCGTCCTTGCTGATGATTTCAACAGGTATATTCTGATACACATTCTCAAACGCACTCACGATGGTGGTGTCGCTGAAAGCCGCACCTGCAAGGCTCGACACGATTGAAGCGGATGCAGTGGTTTTCTCCATCAGGTGCAACAAACCAACGGTCTTGTTCAGATTTGCGTCACCGCTCAATGATGCAGATGAACCAGTCCACCCTGATGCGCCAGTTGCAGTTGTTGACTGCCAAATGGCGTTCTCGATGTTCTTTGCGATTTGCTTTGCCTTTTGCTCTGCAAACGCTTGCTCGAAAGGTACGCCTTCGTAGTTGCTACCCTGTGTCAACTGGGTCTGCATCCAGTACTGCTCAAGTGAGCGAGGGCATAACTCCTCCTGCACCTTAACGCGCGCCACGCTGATGTTACGCTGGCTGAACGTGGTTGTACCTGACGCATTCCACGCACAGGTGGATGCGGCTTGGAATACTGCATCGGTGTCCATTAAGTTCAACGATTCCTCGTACTTAACTCCGACACGCTTCTGCATCAATGATTGGGTCTTCGCATCGAAAACCGCTTTGGTCAGCAACGGCAACCGCTGTTGCTCAACGTAGGACGTTAATCCTCCAAGTGAAAATGCCATAATCTTTTTATTTTAGGTTTTTTAGGTTATTTGTTAATGCTTCAAAGTTCGTGTTGCGCGACAACTTGATGTTCTCGACAATCGCATCACTGGTTCGCTTGCGTGGCTCTGCGGTTGGCACTTTGCTCATCTTCTGAACCTCGGCATCCAACTGGTCAAAGCGTTCTTTATTGGCTTCCATCGCACCTGCCAACTTCGACATAATCTCATCCAGCTTTGCTTCCAGTGCGCTAATTCTCGCGTCTATTTCGGATTCGGCGGCCTCGCCTTCGGGCGCGACTTCAATCTCAACTTCCTGCGCCGCTACTTCTTCCTCCACCACTGGCTCTCCTGCTGGCAAATCTCCGACTTCGACAATCTTGCCGCCTTCGGTTGTGATAACGCCAACTTCGGGTACAGTGTGCTGTCCGTCAGGCGCAGGCAGCATTCCTTCTTCGGTTATGACGAATACAGGCGTGCCTGCAACAAGGTCGCCATCCACGCGCACCATCGTGCCATCCTCCAACTTGTAGTCGGCAAAGGCTTGCGGCGTAGGTGTCGCGGTGAACTTGCGCAGTGCGTCTGCCAATTCAGTCAATCTATTTGCTATGCTCATAAATAGTCGCTTTTACTTAAATACCACGCGTTGAAATAGTATGCAAAAAAACGCTGAACGCATCTTCAAGGCTTGCCATCGCCGCTTCTAAACTGGACTGCGTTTCTTGCATTCCAAAATAGCCTTCAATGCTGAACCCTGTAAACTGGTCGCGCTCTTCCCACACTTTGTCATTCTCCACTTTGAACGAACCAAACCAACTGCCATCAGGCGCATCTTCAAATCCCTTCGGTGGATTCACGCCACGCTCGCGGTCAATCAGGTAGCTTTCAAACATATACACGCCATCCAGCGGCTTGCTGTGTTCGGCGTTCACCTTCGCTTGGTTCTGCTGTTTAAAGTACTTCTGCACCATCTTGCGGATGGTGTCCTTGTCGAACATCACGTAGTACTTACCCCGCGTGTCATCCTGTCTTATGATTGGCGTATCTGCCAGCATCAGCGGGCCTGTCAAGATGCGAAGTGCCGCATCTTCTGCAAAGCGGTGCTGTTTGGATAGGGCAATGAAAGGTCGCTCGATTGCGGGTGATTCGACGAGGCTGACATAGCTTACGCCTTCGCCATCCTCATCAATCGTCATCAGGTATACAGGTAGCTGTTCCATACTTGCAAATACCACTACGCGCCCAACGTTGCAAATTCACTCATTCGCCGTAGCCTGCCACTAACCGAGCGGATGTCGGATTCAACCACATACGCTCGCATCCCTGAGTTTTGTCCGTTAGCAGGTGGGTTGAGCAGTTGCGCATTCGGGTTGGTTGCTGTTGGCGCGGCCATACCTCCTCCGTTTTCACCGCCTCCCATTGAACCACCGCCTCCACCTCCACCGCCGCCGCTTGGCGATTGAAATTGCTGCTTGCTGATTTGCGCAACTCGCACCAACCCTGCCGCTGTTGCCGCTGCCGCCGCGATGACCGCACGAACGGGTGCGGAAG